GTAGTCGTCTAGTATCTGTTTCATTTTTGCTTCTAACTCTTGTTCTGATAGGTCCTCTAGTTTTCCTGTTTTTATTATCTTCCTATCTATGTATAATCCTGCTGCTTTTCCTCTGTTTGCTTCCGCATTCACTGCTGAAGAGAATGATCCTTTCTTTAAAGCAGCCTCTCTAAGTCTTGCAAGTTCTGCAACGTGGCCTTCATAAGTCACTTCATGTTTACGAAGTCTTTCTTCTTTCAATTGCCCTATATGTTTAACAACAAGTGGTGATAACTTTGGATTACATAATTCTGATCCCTCTTGTCTTGCACGTTTAGGACTGTAGCCAGCAGCTACAGCAGCTTCTGTCTGAGTCATTGGTCCGTCAGGTCCACCGAATACTAAGAACTCGGCGAATCTCATTTGCATTTCTGTAAGTCTTTTTGGTAATCCCATGATTGACTTTTTAAGGTAACTATCCTATAAAGTCAATAATGAATACAGACAGAGGGCCTAACGATTTGGAAGAGACAATAGAAAAACTTAAAAAACAAGTTACATTTCTACAGCATAAATGTAGGCAAGCTGGTCAACAAAGAAAACAACTTGAAAAGGAATTAGAAGATGTACGTAAAACATTTGCAGGAATATCTAGACCAATTTACGGACGGCAAGAAAGGTAACGCAGTATCCAACGCTACTATCTACATGCAGGTGGATGGGCATTTAGAGGAAGTTAAAAGAATTGAAGTTCAAGAGTCAAATATAATTGGACAAAGTGCTATTCGTGTTGTACTAAAACCTACAACTCAAAAGATAATTATCGCTCCTAAAACACCGGATTAGAAAGCCCTAGTTACCTTGAAACCAGAGCGAAAATTATATGCAAAAGTTAAGAAATTTATACCTAAAATATCGTGGATTAGACTTGAAAATAATAGCTTACTTGGTACTCCCGATCTACTGGGTTATAATACTAATGGCCACTTTTTCACTGTAGAGCTTAAAGTTACGAAGGGTAACAAGGTACGCTTCTCACCACATCAAATCAGCTTCCACGTGAAGCATCCTAACAACTCATTCATCTTGGTAGAGCACCTCGGTTCAGGCACCGTGAAACTTTTCCGTGGTCAAAGAATCTTGGAGCTTGAAGCTTGCGGCTTGGAGCTTGAAGCTTGTTGCTTGGGGCTTGAAGCTTGTGGCTTGTTGCTTGACTCGCTTGGAGCTTGAGGCTTGGCGCTTGCAGCTTGGGGCTTGAGGCCCGGATCAGGGCGCACGCTGTCAACGACTTCGCGAGTGTCGAGATTGCTAATGGCCTGATCCGATTTATTACGCTTGCGTAATTCTTTATAATATTTTGGGTGATGCCACATTTTAATGAATACCATATGATACATTTTTAATTTCAGAATTCCAACAGTTTCTACAGTCCCTGCATTCATTGTCTTGCTGTGGTGCTGGGCAATTGGCGCCGCTCTTCACCACCGTTGAATAGTGCTCGAAGCTGCCCGCTGGGGCCTGGTCAACCATTGGCATTGAGAATCTTATAATTAAATTTTCAGGTTTGCTGGCTAAGTGCTTCTGGATCCATGCTTCACGCGTCGGGAGCCAGTGACGCTTGCCTGGTGTCAACCTGCAGACTTCATAAATTTTGTTAAGATGGTCTAGGTCTTGGACATCGCCGCTGTCATGCCATCTAAATACATCCGGCTTCTTGCTGTTGATCAAGTGAGCCATTGCTTCGACCCATCGCGGGTCTTTGATGGCTGCCAGTCTCCTGTACTGTGCATCCTGAACCACCTTGAAGACATAACAACCTTTTAGAGCGTAGCAGTCATAGCAGGTGCTGCCTTCTATCTTCCTGAGCTTCGAGCCTGTCTTGCATTCCTTCGCGGGTAAACCTATCGACCAGCCAGGCATCTTTGACGGCTTGCTCAGGCTGCCGCCTATAATTTTTAATGCTTCATCTGTTTTCATATTTCTTTCTCCTTGAATATCCTATAACACAATACAGGTCCCTTGTCAAGCTTGCGGCTTGACGCTTGCAGCTTGCGGCCTGTTGCTTGTAGCTTGGGCCCTGAGCCTGGAGCCAGCGCCAATGATTTATCAAAATTTTTTGTTTACTCATAATTCCTTTCTGTTGACCAGCCAACAGCATACTCTTAAGTGAAGCCCGGCGGCAATTGTTTACCGGTCGACCAGGGCTTAACCTGTTAACTGATCCCAGGTCCATCAACCCTGTACAGCCGTTAGCTAGTATCGGTAACCTACGAGAGAATCAACTAGCACTTCTAGTCGTAGTTTATGTCACGACAGTCAATAGACCAGGGATCAGCACCCTGTAAAGACGGCAACAAGTTGCGGTGTGATACAGGGTCTAATCTCGCTAGTTTGAGTTTATAACGCCGTAGACTAGCAAAAGGGCGTAGGTGAATTTTAGGTCAAATTCATATCCAATATAATGCTTGACTATCCTATTGTCAAGTGTTAAAAATAAATTATTAACAGAAAGGCAAAAATGGAAAAACAAAAAAGAATAACACTTAACGCAGATAAGCGAAAAGTGATTGCTGATGTATTTCAAGATCATTTTGAAAGTAATTCAAAATTTAAAAAATCTTGGACAGAGGCAAAAGAAACTTACAACAATATGAGAGAACAAGCAAAAGTTAAAATCAATCAACTTGTAAGATTTCATCAACCACAAGAAGATGTAGACACAATTCGTTCTATGGTTAATAAGTATGGCGATAGTGGTGGAAGATTATATAATGATAATTGTTTTCATGTTCAAACTAATAAACCTCGTATGGACACCGACTACAACGACAATCCAGTTGAGAAATTTGATGATGTTCATGTTGAGTTTAAAGCAGATAAAGAATTTTTAACTGCTTACTATCGTGATGAGATAAAAGCAAAAGGCATTGACGCAGATTATGATGTAAGACTTGGCGACAAATATGAAAAAAGAAATCCGACTTATTATAATGCTGAAAGTCAAGTTAGTAATTATTTGGGTTATGGTAGTCGTAATGATGTAAGTGGACAATCAGATTTTCAAAAAGATAAATGGGAAAATGATTTTAAACTTATTGTTATCGGAACATCTTATTGTCATAGTCGTATGTTTCAAACTAATGAGGCAGAATATAATTGGTTTAAATCTTTTATGGTTGCAAAAGACAATGTAATTCTTGCACATAAAAATCTTTTTGACCATGTAAATAAAAAAATGGAAAAACTAAAACTTGGTTTAAAATCTTACAGATACTTTGACCAAGCAAAAGAACTAGCTGATAAACTTGGAGTGGTTTTAAACGAGAGTGTATTAGACGCACATTCTAGTATGGCTTTATCAATCTATAGTCCAACAAATCTAGCTGATCTTTTAACAGATGAGGTTGAACAAACTAGGGAGGAAAAAATTGCTATTGCAAAACAACTACTGCAAGAGCAACAAAATAGTTTAAATTAGTGGTTGACAAACTAGGGACAATCCTATATTGTCCCTAGTATAACAGAAAGGTATAAATGACTAAAACATTCTACATAACTTATTGGGCTAGTAAGCACAAAAAACATATTACTAGACGAGGACAACACAACGACAAATGCAGATTTGGACACACTAAACAAGGTGTGCCTTATTATGTTTATTATGATCTGGACGCATTGGGATATAGAACTGCGACTACTTCATGGAAAGTAAGGCACTAATGTTGAGAGCATTTTATTTTGCATTGCACTTTGCAGTAATCTTTTTGGGTTGCATTATTGCAATCCATTTTGATATGACTTTAGGATTAATAATCGCAGGCACATTTTTAGTTAAATGGTTTTTTATGTTTCCACAAATGGAGGGCAGAGATGACAGACTTTAATTGGTGCCATGGTCCGAGTTGCCACAAATCACACACAGTTGACCGAGTGCGAGGGGTTAAGGGCTCAAAGGTTTTAAGAACTCGTAAAGTTAAATTAAATAATTGGAATAGAGATAATTTCTATTCTAAGTTTTGTAGCAACAGCTGTTACAATGATTTTGCTAATAAGTATGTAAATGAAATAACAGCCATTGCGCCAAGGACCGAGTGCCTTGAAACACCTATCAAGGACCCTACAAAAGAACGTAGTCAATGGGGTTATATTAATTGGAATTTAGAGGTTGACGAAACAAGGCAATCATGATAGGATAATCCTATAACAAGAAAGGATATATGAAAACAATTACTTATAATAATAAACAATACAAACTTCCTTTTGCTGTGTCTTTACCAGAGGACCCAACAAAAGAGGAGATTGTAAGAAATAGATTTGGTGGCGACTCATGTACGTTGCCGGCATTTGCTGTAGCTGTATACGATGTAATTACTGGGGCTGAAATGTTCCAAGATTATAACACAGTTAGAACAGGATTGGATTGGTTTAGTAAACACTTTACCAAACAATATATGGTCCTACTGGACTAACCTTTCTTATCCCTGGCCCTAACGGGCCAGGGGTCCCGAACCAATCCCGAACATCATTAATAACTTAGACCCATCCCCCCTTTTATATGTAAAGGGGTCCCACTACTCTAGGTTGTATTGCTTGATTTAGACAGTTTTACCTGGTAAAAACATGTTGAACACTTTAAACACAGTGCAAAAAATTTTTTAAAAATTTTTTATGGAATTGAATAATATAGATATAAGTAAACTACCTGCAGATGTTCGTAGAAAATTTAAACAGCTGCAAGTCATGCATGCTGAAAAAAAGATACAGAACAAAGCCAAAGATGACTTTCTATCTTTTGTAAAATGTATGTGGCCAGATTTTATAGAAGGCTCACACCATAGACATATTGCAAAAAAATTTAATCAACTCGCAACAGGCGAGATCAATCGTCTGATTGTTAACATGCCCCCAAGACATACCAAGTCGGAGTTTGCCTCATTCTTACTTCCGGCATGGATGGTGGGCCGTGATCCAAAACTCAAGATCATTCAGGCAACGCACACAGGAGAGTTAGCCGTAAGGTTTGGTAGAAAAGCAAAGAATCTTATCGACTCGGAGGATTACACAAAGATTTTTAAGACAAGATTACAGGAAGATAGTAAAGCAGCAGGACGTTGGGAGACGGCACAGGGTGGTGAATATTTCGCGGCCGGTGTTGGCGGAGCGATCACAGGACGTGGTGCTGATTTACTCATAATCGATGATCCACATTCCGAGCAGGACGCACTATCACCTACGGCTCTCGAATCAGCGTACGACTGGTACACGTCAGGTCCACGTCAACGTCTGCAGCCGGGAGGCAAGATAGTATTGGTCATGACCAGATGGAGCAACAAGGATCTCACAGGAAAATTATTACAGAATCAGAAAGAGGCGAAGGCCGATCAATGGCACGTGGTCGAGTTTCCGGCGATCATGGACCACGGATCAAAGGACGCGAAACCTGTATGGCCCGAGTATTGGAAGCTGGATGAGTTGGAGAAGGTTCAGGCGACACTGCCCACGGGCAAATGGAATGCGCAGTGGATGCAGAACCCAACAGCAGAAGAAGGAGCGATATTGAAACGAGAGTGGTGGAGGACGTACACCGGAGAGAACATACCACAGCTACAACACGTCATACAATCCTACGATACGGCTTTTTTGAAAAAAGAGACGGCGGATTACTCGGCTATCACCACATGGGGTATATTCTATCCTAGTGAGGATGAGGGAGCCAATCTCATATTATTGGATGCCATAAAAGGACGTTACGAGTTTCCAGAACTTCGAAGACTTGCGTTGGAGCAATACGAATACTGGCAGCCTGAATCTGTCATTGTCGAGGCGAAAGCATCTGGATTGCCTCTCACATACGAGTTGAGACAGATGGATATACCGGTTGTGAACTTCACACCTTCCAAAGG